ATGGCTAACCCCAACTTCGGGCAGCTTTCACCGCTGACAGCGCAGCTCCAGACCGGCGGCAGCCAGGGGCGGTCATGGTCGTATGCGTATGGCGGGTTCCTGCCTCGGCTGCCTCAGGACTTCACTGAAGGCGCGTTCGGGCCGTTCTCCCCGATCCTGCCGGTCCCTGTTGACGCTCCCGCCTCGCCGGACACCCCGCGTGCGGAACCGCGCTGGTGGGAGTACCCGGTCGGCTGGAACCTTCCGGTAGGCACCCCTGGGTCCGAGGGCGGGGTCAAGCTGGCGGACTTCTCGACGCTGCGGACCCTGGCAGACCTCTACTCGGTCGCCCGTGCTTGTATCGAGCTGCGTAAGAACGAGATCCGGGGCCTGAACTGGGACATCATGCCGACGAAGGACGCCGCGAAAGCGATGCGCGGCTCCCCCACGAAGGCAGCTGATTTCGGTAAGCGCCGCGCCGAAGCGATCAAGTTCTTCAACCACGCAGACCCCGACTATGATACGTGGACTGAATGGCTCGGTGTGGTCCTCGAAGAGGTCTTGGTCTACGACACCTGCGCCCTGCTGATGCAGCCGTCGTGGGGAAACAGCAAGGGCGTGTTCGGCACTGATCTCAAGCACCTTCGTCTGGTGACGGCGCCGACGATCCGCCCGCTGGTGGATATGCACGGCGCGAAGCCTCGCCCGCCTGCTCCGGCGTTCCAGCAGTACCTGTACGGGGTGCCGCGTACGGACTTGCAGACGATGATCACGCAGGAGGACATCGAGCGTTACAAGGGCCTGGAGGGTCCGGCGTTCCGAGGCGATCAGCTGCTGTATCACCGGATGACGCCTCGCCGGTGGACGCCGTACGGGTTCGCGCCGATCGAGCAGGCGCTTATCCCGGTGATGGCTGGCTTGCAGAAGCAGGGCTATCAGCTGGACTTCTTCCGTGAGGGCACGGTCCCTGCGGTATATGTCTCGCCTGGTGGCGCGAACTCGAATATGACGCCGAATCAGATCCGTGAGTTGCAGGACGCGCTGAACGCTATCGCTGGTGATGTCGCCTGGAAGCACAAGATCATCGTGCTGCCTGCCGACTCGAAGGTGATGCCGCAGAAGCCGACCGAGCTGGCGGACCAGTTCGACGAGATCGTCATGACGCAGGTGTGTATGGCATTCGGGGTGCAGCCGATGGAGCTGGGTATCCAGCCGAAGGTGAGCACCACGACCTCCCCTGGCGCTTCCAACCAGATGGCGAAGGCAAGCCAGTCGACTCAGGAGCGTAAGGCCACCAAGCCGCTGCTGACGTTCCTCACCTCGATCTTCAACATGGTGCTCCAGGACGTCTGCGAGCAGGACGACATGCAGTTCGTCTTCGAAGGCCTGGAGGAGGACGAGGACGAAGAGCGCCAGACAACGATGCTGGTGACTCAGATCGGTGCGGGTCTTCGTTCGATTGACGAGGCGCGCGGCGAACTCGGTCTCCAGCCGTGGGGTCTTCCCGAGACTGTCGACCCGGGTTGGGCGACGGCGACCGGGTTTGTTCCGCTGGGTCAGCTCACCACGACCGGAGATGTGGCACCGGGGCAGCAGCCGACGGCGCAGAACCCGGCCGGGCAGCAGCCTGGCGCGACCGGAGCGAAGCCCGCTGGAGGCGGTCAGCCGCCCGCAAACGGCGCTGCCCCTGCCAAGCCCACGGGCGGGCCGGGGAAGCCCTCAGGAGGCGGCTCCGCCCCCGCTAAGCCTGCCCCTAAGAAGCCGAGCGGGTCGGGTGGGGCATCAGCGAACCCGGGGCACGCGGCAGCGCAGGCAGCTGACGCATCAGGCACCTCGAAGTCGATCACCCCGGTGATCTCCAAGGCTCAGGAGACGCACCAGGCCCGTCGAGAGCAGCGGGTGAACGACGCTGCCTCTCAGGTGCGCCAGACGCTGCGCGATACTGTCGCCGCCTACCAGGCAGGGCAGATCACTCACGCCCAGGCGATGACGGACGCGACCGACACCCTCGCCGACGGCTATCAGCAGGCGATGGCCGCTGCCAGCGAAGACGCTGTCGCTGACTATGCCGATACCGCGCTGATGGACTTTGCCGGTCTCGCGGTCACGCTGGCGACCAGCCAGCAGACGTTCCTCGGCGGGCTGTTCTACGCGGCGATGGGTATGGCTCAGGCTGAGCTCGACTGGCTCAACTCCCGGCTTACTGCCTACGAGAACACCGTGAACATGGCGTACAACCAGGCGTTCGGGCAGACGATCCAAGGCTCGCACCCTGAGTACGCGATCATCTGGCATCTCGGGAACGCAGAGCACTGCTCGCTGTGTGTCGCCCGGGACGGCAAGAAGTTCACGTTCGATAACCTGCCTGGCTACCCCGGTAACGGAGGGTTCGGCGGCCCGGTGTGTCTGGGCGGCCCGAACTGCCACTGCTCACTGGAGTACACCCAGCCGGACATGGACTCGTTGTGGGGTGAGAACGTCCAGCGCCCCTGGGCGTCGAACTACTACGCCGAGCAGTTGCAGGACATTACTGCGATGCGGGATCAGACGATCGCTAACCGCGCTGACTTCCTCGCCGGTATCCCCGAGCAGGCGGCTGTGGAAGCGATGACCCGCGACCAGATCGCCGCCGAGCTGGCTGCGCTGGAGAACGAAGCGATCCGTGCCGGTGGCGGCTACCACGGCGTGTCGGTGGAGTGGGGTGATATCACCGCCGCTCAGATCGCCGAGGTCGTCGACCAGATGGGCAAGGGCGAGTTGATCCCCGGACTGGTCAAGGCGATGGATGCCGAGCTGGCTGCGCTGGCGCGGCACTACCGCAAGGGTCGGTCGATCATCTCGTGGAAGCCGAAGCACATCTCTTCGATGATGCTGATGAGCATCGAGGAGGATGTGACCAAGGGCCTGTCGATCGAGCAGGCGATCGAGATCGCCAAGGGTCCGACGCTGCGGCGGGTGTTGACGAACGGGCAGGTGGTTGAGGTACCCGCCCCGGACTATGACGAGCTGCCGACCGCTGCCGCGCGGGTGCCTGCTGGCGGTGGGGGCCGGGTGTTCCCAGCTCACGACGTCAACGGGATCGAGGTGGGTGCCGGACGTAGGGTCGTGATGGATGAGCCGGTGCAGCCGGAGGTTCCCGGCGGGGTGCCAGGTCCCAGTGCGGGTGGAGAGCCGCCGCGTTGGGCTCCTGCGGAGGGCACCTCGTCGGGTGAGACGATGTCGAAGCCGAGGCGGCGGGTGCGTAGCGCTCCGCCGGACGAGGATGACGCTGACTACCCGCAGTCGAGGGCACCGCAGCCTTCTCAGGGTGGTGGTCCTCGGGGTGGGGCGCCGTCGATGGCTTCGATCGGGACGAGTACTTCACCGGTGACGGGTATCCCTGGCGCGCGGAAGGACTCGCTCGGTTCGAAGGTGAAGGAGCTGATGCTCAGCAACTTCCCGGCGTCGGCTTTGGGCTGGGTGGATCGGGCTGACTGGTCTGGCCCTACCGAGGTGGCGCTGTCGGATATCGACTTCGACGATGAGGAGAAGTGGGCGGCTCATCACCAGCGGGACAAGGTTGATCACTTCAAGGACAAGATCCAGGCTGGTGAGGCGCTGCATCCGGCGATCATGGTGAAGGAGCCTGGCGATCCGAAGCTGAAGGTCGTCGATGGGCACCACCGCACTCTGGCGTACAAGGCGCTGGGTAAGCCGGTACCTGCCTACATCGCGCGGGTTACCGCTGGTGATAAGGACTGGGAAGAGACGCACTCCTCTCAGCTGCATCAGGGTGATGACCCTGCGAACAAGGGCAAGGTGTCGAAGGCTTCGGTGAACTACCGGGAGTCTGCCAGCGCTGAGCGGGCGTGCGGCACCTGCTCGATGATCCGGATCAACCCGCCGGACTTCGAGACCTATTCGTGCACTCTGGTTGAAGGCAGCATCCTGCCGGAGATGGTGTGTGACGAGTGGGCTCCGGAGGCAACGAAGGGCATCAGTCCTACGGTGCTGAAGATGGCGGAGCAGCTGCATAAGGATGGCGGTAACCCGACGGCGCTGCGTAACTGGTATGCCTCTGGCGCTGGTGGGGCGATCAATTGGGGTGGACCTGGCGACCTTACGGCGTGTCACGCGATTGCCTCACGGCACATGTCGAGTGACCAGGCGTGGGGGTTCTGCCAGGAGCGGCACATCCAGGCCACTGGTAAGCCGAACCCTCGGGATGACTGATGGGTAAGCAGCGCATTGACCCTGCCGTCGCCTCTCGTCTTTTGACGGAGGCGGCGGCGGCGCTGACTGCCCTTGAAGCAGCGGGCATGAAAATCAAACTACGACACAATGCAGTATTCACCGACTATGGGTATGTGCTTCCGACTGATTCCGAGTGGGTAGCTCGAACTTTGGTGTATACAGAGTTTGAGCCGTTGGAAGAGGACGACCTTTAGCGGGCAGCCAACGGGCCCCGCCTTTCACTTGAAGGAGCTCTGTGGCAGCGACGCTGACCAACACCAACGAGCTGACGTACCTGTCGTTCCCGATCACTAAGTTCGAGAAGAACGACGACGGTGACCTGGTTGTATACGGCAAGGCCACTGACGGCTCGGTTGATTCTGACGAGCAGATCGTCGATCCCGACTTCTCTTCGAAGGCCATTCAGGATTGGCTGGCGTCGGGCGCTAACGTCCGGGTTCAGCACAATTCGCAGCGCGACCCTGCCGGTGTGGGGGTTGAGGCAAACACGGACGCTGACGGCTCGACCTGGGTGAAGTCCTTGGTGGTGGAGCCTGTTGCGCAGCGGCTGGTGGAGAAGGGCGCTCTGCGCGCTTACAGCGTGGGTATCGCCCGGCCGAAGATCGTGCGTGATGGTGTCGCCCGGGGTGGGCGGATCGTGGACGGGCAGATCGTTGAGATTTCCCTCGTAGACCGTCCGGCAAATAAGAACTGTGGCATCCAGCTGGTGAAGTCCGCTGACAGCGGTGAGCCGGAGTGGGTGGGCAAGGTCTGGGGTGTTGAGGACGAGACCCCCCGCATGATCACCAAGTCGATCACGAAGACCACCACCACCACGTATGAGATGCCGGAAGAGATCTCCACCGCCTTCTCTCCCGCCGATATGGCCAAGCTGCTCGGTGTGAAGAAGGACCTTGAGGTCGAGGTAGAGAAGCGCAAGATGGACCCGGACGTCGGTGGCGGGGTGGACCGCGACAAGATCCCGGCTGAGGACTTCGCTGGCAAGGACCGCTCGTTCCCGATCGTGACCCCTGGCGACGTCTCCGACGCTGCTTCCTCGATCGGGCGGGCAGGACCGGACAACTACTCCAGCGACAAGCTGAAGTCGAACATCATCCGGATCGCCAAGCGTAAGGGCCCGTCGTTTGTCGCTGAGCTGCCACAGGCGTGGAAGGACGAGATGAGCAGCAACAAGGGAATGAACGCTGACGCTGCTTCCGGCGCTCAGGACGATACCGAGGACGACGAGACCCCGACCTCGAACATGGGCGGGTCGAAGCCGGAGAGCGACGACGAGGAGAAGTCGACTAAGGGTAAGAAGGCGTTCCCTGGCGCTGCTCCCGCGTTCGACGGCACCGACTCTGACGGTGATGGCACCGACGCTGATAAGCCTGGTTCCAAGCTGGATGACACCGGCAAGGAACCGAAGGTGAAGCCGGGCAGCTCCAAGAAGGGCGCGAAGGCGACCGAGGAGATGGAAGAGCCCGACGTCGAGAAGACCGGCGCGAAGGCCTGCCCGAACTGCGGGAAGAACTATCACGCGGATTCGAAGCAGAAGACGTGCGAGAACTGCGGCACGAAGCTCCCGAAGGCGAACAAGGCCGCCGAGGTCGCGTCGGAGAAGGCTGCGAAGGCGAAGAACATGTGCCCGGGGTGCGGCGCGAACATTCACGCGAAGCACGCGTTCTGCCCTGAGTGTGGTGGGTCGATGGCGAAGGCGAAGCCGATTAAGAAGGCTTTGTCGAAGAACCACGATTTCACGTGCCTTGGCTGCGAGAAGCAGCTGGATAAGGGTGAGAAGTTCTGCCCGGGGTGCGGCAAGCAGAACCCTGGCTACCTGCCGATGGCGGACAACAAGGTCAAGGGTGCGGAAGGAGGCACTGTGGAGAAAGGCAAGCCCACGCCTGACGGCGACGCGGTCGGTGTCGGCGCGGTGGATATTCAGCCGGTGCCTGCGCACCGTGAGCCTGACGGTCCGTTCATCGAGTCGCTGGAGCACGACGCCCAGCTGCCGACGGACCCTGACGGCCCGTACCTGATGGAGATGAAGGCGGCACGCCGGATCAAGGATGCAGGCGCGCCGTATGAGTTGGGTGCGTTGCACGATCTGCTGTGCGCTGGGTTCCACCCGGTAGATGCAGCGAAGTGCCACCCGGGTGTGACGTTCCCGACGTTGGATCTGCGGTACTGGTCGGAGAAGGCCGAGAACGCCGTGTACGGCGGGTCGTTCGAGCAGGCGCGGGTAGCTGCGGCGCTGCTGCGTCAGGCCACCGCGCTGAAGGGCATGGACTCGGATTCGTACTTCGGTGCCGCGTTGGAGGCGCACAAGGCGTTCCGTGACGCGAACCCTGGGCCTGCGAACTTCCCGAACCCGACGCAGATCAAGCCGGGGTCGTTCAACCGGCCGTTCCAGTCGGCTGGCCGCGCGGTTCCGGGTATGGACTATGACGGCCCGAACACGCACTCGGTGCCTCAGTCTTCGATCGACGCTGCCCAGTTCGACCGGGGTTACCTGACCGCTGGCCGGGCTGCTGACTCGCCGTCGAACAAGGCGAGCGACATCATTGCGGCGCCGGTTCCGACCGGGGCGCCGCAGCGGACGTTCTACACGAACGCGCTGCGGGACAACGCCCGCCAGGCGATGCAGACGCTGCACGACCACATCGCGCAGACCTTCCCTGATCTGTGCCCGATGGGCGCTGGCCGGGACGGGGCGACCGGGGTGAACCCGGTGCCTGCCGCGATTGGGGCAGCGAAGACGGTTGAAGCTGCGCAGAGCGCTTCTCCCGAGCTCGAAGCGAAGGCCGCTAAGAAGGCCGCTAAGAAGGCGCGGAAGGCGGCGGAAGGCGGCGCAGAAGCCCAGGAGGCGGCGGTTAAGAGCGAAGCCGCTCCGGAGGCTTCGGTGAATGCCGAGCCTGAGGTGGCGAAGAGCGTTACCGTAGGTGTAGATGCTGACGTGATCAAGTCCGCGCTTGTCGAGGTGACCGGTGGTCTGCTCGCCAAGCTGGAGGAGCTTGAGACGGTCCTGAAGGCCGAGCGGAAGCGCAACAAGAAGCTGGAGGAAGCTGTCGAGCAGATGTCTTCGATGGCTGATCCCCGTGTTCAGGCATACAACGCGGTGTCGATTGCACCGCCGGTTCTGAAGAGTGCTAGCCCGGTGGGCTGGTCGGTCGCTGATTCCGCGGAGCGGACGCAGGCGGCACTCATGCAGGCCTTGATTCAGGACGCTCGCACGAACGCCGATCCGGCTGTTCGTGAGCGGGCGTGGGCCAAGTTGTACGAGATGAACGGCATCTGAGCCGTTACTCCCCTATGAGTGTCGAAAGGACATTCCATGGCTGACATCCTGACCATGGATGCGCCTGCTCCCGCGAACGGGCAGGCCGTCCAGAGCGCTGCGCAGGAGGCGTCGCGCTACTCCCGCACCGGTGACATGCTCAAGGCTAAGATGCCTGAGCTGGTCAAGGGCGCGGGTTACGTCGGCAACGGTAACCAGCCGCTGTCGGACCCGCTGACGATCACCACGAAGGCTCAGCAGGCAGCGATCGAGCTGCGTACCGAGACCAACCGTGGTTACACGAACAAGTCGTCGGTGGTGAAGTCGCTCAACGGTGACTTCCTGAACCAGTTCGGGAACCTGAAGACCGCTCTGTCTGCGCCGAGCGTGAACGACACGCTCCAGCAGATCGTTGCTGCGGTCGGCAACCCTGACCTGACTCGTAGCTTCACCGCCGGTAACCTCGGTATCGGCTCCGTATCGGGCCTGGTCCCCTTCGACCTGCTGGCTCCGTCGCGGCTGATCTATCCGGTCTACACGGTCTTCCGCAACAAGCTGCCTCGCCCGGCCGGTCAGGGTACCAGCCGGATCGAGCGGACGTTCACCGGTATCTCCGGTTCTCAGACCGGTGGTCAGGGCGTGATCGACATCTCGATCCCTGAGCTGGTGCAGAACGGTGGTTCGCTGGCTTCGACGGCGTGGCCGCTGAACCTGCCTGGCACTGGTTCGCAGACCGAAGTCCAGTTGAATGTCCCGTACCGGTTCTTCGGACTTACGGAGTCTTTGTCCTGGCTTGCCCAGTTTGCCGGACAGGGATTCGAGGACATTTCCGCCCTTGCCAACCTCATCCTGCTTCAGGAAATGATGTTGGGCGAGGAATACCAGATGCTGGCAGCAACCAGCACGCCTCTGGCGACCCCTGGTACCCCCACCGCGACGGTGCGCACCGCAGGCTCGAACGAGACCGCGTTCAACACCACGATCACCAACGTGTTCGTCACCGCGACGAACTACTACGGCGCTACCGCTGGCTCGGCGAACTCCGGTTCGTTCACGGTCTCGGCTGGCCAGGTCGTTGACGTCACCATCCCGTCGGTTCCCGGCGCACTGTCTTACAACATTTACGGGTACAACGGCACCAACTACTACCTGTTGGCGACCGGCGTGGGCGGCCAGAAGTACACGCTCCAGGGCTTCTCCACGCTGCCCGCGACGGTGACCAAGCCGACGACCGACTCCGGCACCGGCTCGGGTACCCGCATGGAGGGAATCATCCCGACCCTGACGGGTAAGTCGTCGAGCGCTGGCATCTACCCGCAGAACTGGCAGGGTGGCTACATCAACCAGTCGGTTGGTCAGCACCTGTCCTACAACGTGATCTACACCGCGCTCCAGCAGCTGTGGGACGACTCGGGTTCGAACAACCCGGGCGCGTTCCGCGCTGACCCCGCCGAGATCGTCGGCGAGGGTGGCGACATCATGCGCCTGAGCAACGACGTGATCTCGCAGGGATCGGCTACCACCTACCGGCTGTTCCTGGAGCAGTCCGACGTTGCCGGTGTCCGCGTCGGTGCGGCTGTGTCCGAGTTCCAGAACCCGATCACCCGCTCCGTCCTGAAGCTGGTCGTGCACCCCTGGCTGACCCAGGGCACCGCCATGCTGATGACCTACCAGCTCCCGCAGACGTGGACGAACGTGGCCAACGCCTGGGAGATGACGATGGTACAGGACTATGTCTCGATCGCATGGCCTGTGATCGACGCGACGTTCCGCTACTCGATCTTCATGTACGGCGCGCTGGTCTCGCACGCACCGCAGTACTCGGGCATCCTCCAGGGTCTCCAGGTTTCGGACGTCACCCCGTACAGCTGATCAGTCAAGGGGGTGCTCCTTCGGGGGCACCCCCTTCCCCTGCGAAAGGTTCTTGTGGCTAACCAGAAGATCCAGGTGCTGTCCGACTGCTTCAACCAGGGCGCGGTCAACACGGCACTGTGGGGCCCCGCCACCGGGGTGGACGGCACCGCCTACAGCATCGGGACCATCGCCACCGGGACGAGCACGCAGACGCTGACGTTGACGCTCGGTCCTTCCGGGTCGGCGGCGTCAGCGTCGCTGAACGCTGCCACGCAGACCCCGGTGGCTGAGTGCTTGAACTCCGGGCTTACATCGCTGGCGGCATACGACCTGACCAACTCGGGCACTTCGGTGAGACTGGCGTCGGTCTATGAAGGCGACACCGGCATCCAGGCATGGTTCGCGCTTTCGAACGGCAACGGTACCTCGGCGGACTGGCTCGGCTGGCAGGTCTACGATCTCGGCGGCGGACTGTTCGTGATCGCCGCGAAGTACGGCAACCCGACCTTCAACTGGCCGAACCCGTCCAGTCCTTCGCAGGCGCAGTACATCCCTGCGAAGTATCAGTATCTGAGGATCGTCGAGAACTCCGGCACCGTCTATTGGGACTACTCGGCTGACGGCGTCAACTGGACGAACTTCACCAGCATGGCAACCCCGTTCGATGTAACGGGAATGTACGCGTCGGTGTATGGCACGACCACCTCCGGATCTACCCCGGTGCAGTGGGCAAACGTGAACTACTCCCTGTCTGCTTCCTGATTGAAAGGAAAGTGGCATGGCCATTTTCAACAGCACCCAGCCGAGCTACCAGGGACCCACGACGGTCACCACGGCAGCGACGCAGATCTACAACACTGTCGGCACGCCGATCTCCTCGCCCGCAGCACCCACCGAGTTCCCCACGGGTGCCGCCCTGTCGGAGATCACCGTTGTGAACACCGGACCGGCAACGGTCTGGGTGGGCTCCTCGACGGTATCGGGCACCGAGGGAACCCCGCTGAAGGCGGGCGAGCAGCTGACGATCCGGGGCACCGGGCACGTCGCTGGCGAGACCGGCTCCAGCTCGTGGAACCTGTGGGCGATCACCTCGTCCGGGTCCGCTGTGGTCCAGGCTTCCCTGGCCACCGTGGACGCCACCGTCTGACGACCTCGAACCCCCGGTAGGCGCGGAGCCTACCGGGGGTTTCGGAAAGGAAGAGGGCTACCATGCCGCTCAACACGTTCGTGGGCCCTGACGCTGTAAAGGTCTACGACCCTACGACTAACGCCGGTCCGCTGCCTTCGGTGGTGCTGGTGAACAACAGCACCTCGACGTTGTATGTCGGTGGCGCCGAGGTCACCCAGTACAGCGGTTTGCCGTTCCCGGCAGGCAACAGGATCGAGTTCCCTCACGCCACGTTCGCGGTCTGGGCGGTGTGCGGCTCGACGACTACGACCCCTTCGACCACGCTGTCAGCGGCAGCGACTGAGGGCACCAACACGGTCACGGTGGTCTCGGCGACGGGGTTCTCCGCTGGCATGTCGATCTCGATTGGCACCGGGGCGTCGGCTGAGACTGCGGTGATTGCCTCGATCGCGACGAACACATTCACCCTGACGGCGAACCTCGGGTTCGATCACGCGTCTGGTGAGGCTGTGGCGGCGACCGCTCCGGCGACCACGAGCCTGGGTGGCGGCACTGTCACGGTGTTCCGGGGGAAGAACTAGTGGCGATCCTCCCGAAGCAGGTGGTGGTCGGCACTAGCGAGGTGCCGCTGGCTACCGTGCCACCGGGAACTACTTCGGTGACTATTACGGTGGCGGCAGCGAATACGGTGTTCGTTTACATCGGCACCAGTAGCGGAGTCACCACCGGCAATGGTGCGCCGATCTCTGGTGGATCGACGGTGGTTCTTTCTGGCTGGCCGACTTCGTCGTCGACTAGCTTGTATGCGATTGCCTCGGCGGCTTCTACGCCGGTTGGGGTATTCATTTCTACCGCTCAATAACAGGAGGTCGCCGTGAGCACTAAGGTTCAGCTGCCGCCCGGTTGTAAGGGTTTCGATTGCAAGGACGGCACCCGCTACACGGCGACTAAGCCTGGTGGCTCGGTCACGGTGTCCGATCGTCACGCTGAGGCGTTGAAGAAGTCTCAGTACGCTGGCGACGGGCACCTGGTCGGGAACATCGGGCGGGAGTCTTTCGGGACGAAGCGCACCATGAAGTGCCCTGCCTGTAAGCGGCTGTGGAACGCATGGAACGACGTATGCCCGAAATGCAATGAGGTCACCGAAGAGGTGTGACCTCGATCACCCAGAAAGAAGTGAGCCATGACCGTATACGCGCGTAGTGACGTCTGCTACGTAGCCATTTCCAGGGATCACGGAGGGTGTGGCGAGGGCCATGCTCGACCCGTTGTCCAGGGAGCTCCCGCCAAGGTGTGGTCGTTGACCTGCCACGGCGGATGCGAGGACCTTCTGCGGCATGACCCTTTGTGGGCGCCGACGCCGCAGGCGATTCCCGAGACCCCGGACGAGGTCGTCATCCGTGAGGATGTGGAGAAGCGCGGCGAGATCGAGCGGGCATCGTCGATGCAGCAGACCAACCAGCTGATCGCGTTGGCGCTTGGGCGCCTGGCAGAGCAGGGCGAACTGTCGACGACTGCGCTTTCCCGGCTGTTGTCGGTGATCGCTAGTGACGCTCCCGAGCTGCTGGCGAAGCGCACTGCCATCGAAGGCACTGCGAGCCCTTCTCCCGCGCTCGAAGACGCTCCCGCGCCCGATGCCCCTAACGAGGTCTCCGAGGCTGTCAGCGCCCCCGCTGACGCCCTTCCCGAGCTTGAATCGCTGAGCCTGGCTGAACTGAAGGAGATCGCCCAGGCGAAGGGTCTGCCGACCACCCGTGCGAAGGCAGATCAGATCGCCATCATCCGCGAGGCCCTGGCGGAGGTGTAACAGGTGAGGCGCCGCAATCAGTGCCGGTACTGCTCAGGTCACGGACGCCATATGCCCGCCGAGTCGTGCCGGGATTGCGGCGCCTTGTTCTGTGTTCCGAAGCACGGGGGTTGGTTCGATGACCGATGGCTCTGCGCAGGCTGCCAGCGCCGCCTAGCGAAGTGAGGATGAGATGGCGACGCCGTATATCACCCCCGCCATGTTGAACAACGCTCCAACCGGCATCGCCTGGAACATCATCCCTTTCCCGAAAGCCACCAGTGAGCAGCAGCTCGCCGAGCAGATGAACATCTGCTGGCGGGCTACCGCCATCATCGACGGCTACGTGAACCAGGTGTTCCGCTCCACGATCGACAACGAGGTCCAGCAGGGCCCGAACTACTACGTCACGATCGATAACAACACCGCGCAGCTGCGGTGGATTCTCACGCGCTCGCCGGTCACCGAGATCCTGGCAGTGCAGACTTCCCCGAACACGCTCCCGCCGCAGTGGAATCAGGTGACTTCAGGGCAGTGGCGGATCGATCAGCCGGTCCTCGGGGTGTACGGCTCGTACACCTCTGGCGGGTCGGGCGGGTCGGGCGGGCAGACGATCTACGTCGGCGCCGGGTGGGGCAGCTGGGCTCTCGGGCGTAACGGCTACCTGGTCGCTGCCTCTTACCTGAACGGCTGGCCGCACGCTGGGCTCCTCGAATCGGCTGCCGCCAGCGCGACGAGCCTGTTCGTTGATGACGTCACGGGGATGGCTGGCGCCACGGTGATGGTCTACGACGGGTCGAGCACTGAGGCGGTGCAGGTGACCTCGGTGACCGCGAACACCAACACGACGCTGCCGAACGGCGGGGGCACCGCACCGGCTGGCCCTGGGCTGATCAACCTGGCTACGCCGACCTCGTTCGCGCACACCGGGGCGAACCCTGCTGCCGTGGTGGTCTCGGCTCTGCCTGGCGATGTGCTGTGGGCGACGGTGCTTGCCTCTACCGTCCAGGCGCTGGAGTCGGGCATCACGGCGGTGACGATCCAGAACCTGCCTGGTTCGCAGACCGTCGGCGGGCACGGCGTGGAAGCCCTCACGCTGAGCTACGAGGCGATCTTGCGTCCTTACAAGCGCGTCATCTGACAGGGGGGCGAGCGTGCTCACCAGCGTTCAGATCTACGTGAAGAACATCATCGACGGACTGGTGGTCAACGACGGTATCCCAGCGCTGGAAGCGTTCGTCACCCCGCCAGTCCTCGAAGACCTGAGCGGTCCGAAAGCGTACGTGTGGGGCGGGCGGATGCAGGGCAAGCGGCAGACCACCCCGCGTATCCTCGCCGGTCACACCATCGCGGACGGCACCAGCGGGTTCAAGCACCTGGCGTGGGTGGTCGACATCTACATCGTGTTCGAAGGCAATCCCAACACCGATTCGAATGACACGGATTTCCCGCAGATCATCGACGGGGTGTTGGCGGCTTACTTCACCACGCAGATGCCGATCTTCATTGACCCGCTCGGGAATACTGCAACGGAACCGGCGGCTGGGCTGACCCAGATTCTTGGGATCGGCGAGAACTTCGAGCTCGACTACGCGCCTCTGCATACACCGGCTACGCTGCGGATGTTGTACTACTCGGCCAAGCTGTCGATGGAAGTCTATGAGGCGGTGCAGGCATGAGCATGTCGGTCACCAGGAGCGGGAACCTGCCTCCGAACGCGTACAAGTTCGTGTGGATGGCAGCGTCGGCGAAGTGGGCGGACACGGTGGGTCCGGTGGTGCTCGACGCGATGAAAAAGGCTGCGCCGCTCGGCAAGGACCAGCAGACCTCTGACGGCCAGTCGCTTGCTACTCGGCACCGCCCAGGGACGCTACGTTCCTCGATCCGGTTTGCCCGTGAGGCCAGCGCGACGAACACCACCGCCACCTGGACGGCCTATACCCCATACGCGGGGTTCGTGATCAACGGCACCTCGCCGCATGAGATCTGGCCGGTGGCAGCGAAGTACCTGCATTTCGTTCAGCAGGGAGTGGAGCGGTTCGTCGGCCCGAAAGGCAGCCAGGCTCACGTGAATCACCCTGGTACGAAACCGAATCCATTCAACCGCCGGGTGATGGAAGAAATGATGGAATACATCCAGAGGACGTACAGGGAAATCATGCAGGAGGCGTTGGGCGCATGAAGCTGCGTTATGTAGGTGTCACCCCGGTGTCGTTCACTCAGTCTCCTGTGGGTGAAGTCTTCCCGGGAGATGAGTTCGAGGTGCCGGACGACCAGGCGGAGGGACTTCTTGCCCACGCCCGGGTGGAACAGGTACCTGCGAAGTCGGGTAAGACCCGCAAGGAACTTCCGGCGGCGGCGGAACCCGCCTCTCTGCCGGTACTCGCCGAGCCTGCGGCACCTGCCGTAGCAGAGACCGCCTAGGAGGTATGTGGCTTTCCCCACGTTCGTAGAAAAGACCGGTGCGCTTTCCGCGACCGGGCTTGCTGTTGAATCCGTCTTCGGTAACCCGGCTTCGGCATCCAGCTTCCAGCCGATGACCGGCAACACCATGGAGGAGGACCCGGGCTGGTTCTCGCCGCCGTTGATGCAGAACCTGCGTGACAAGCAGGTCTACAACCTCTACGGCGAGGCGAAGTACACCGGCACCGTCACCGGGCCGATCTTCCCGTCGCAGGCGATGGAGTTCCTGGTCGCTTCGATCGGCAAGGACGGCGCGGTCGGACATGGTGTCGCCGCCCCGAATGCGGCCCCGACCTCGACCACGCTGGGCGCGAACACCACGGTGGGGGCGACGACGTTCACCGTCGCGTCTGGCACCGGCTTCGCCATCGGCCAGCAGGTCGTCGTGGATACTGGTGCGAACGCCGAGTTCCGGTTGGTCTCCGGGGTGACCGGCACGTCGGTGACGGTAGCGGACGCGCTTTCGTTCGCGCACACCTCTGGGGTGGCTGTCTCGACGGGCACCACCACCACGCTGTCGGCGCCTTCGGTAGCGACGGCGACGACGGTGACGGTGACCAGCCCGACCGGGATCACCACGGGCACTATCGTCCAGATCGACGTCAACAGCGTCGCGGGTTCGACGACTTCGGAGATCCGGAAGGTCGTCAGCGTTGCCACCAATACGTTGACGTTGGATACGGCGCTGGTGTACGCGCACGCGTCGGCTGCTCAGGTGAACATCGTGGTGGCGCCGTTCACGCACTTCATCATCGAGCAGAACACGCTGCCGTCGCTGACGGTGGAGAAGAACATCGGTGGCTACCAGTCGCTCCAGTTCGCTGGCTGCCGCGTCGGAAAGTTCAACCTGAAGGCGCCGGTCGGCAACACCCCGGTTGAGGTCGCCACCGACCTGTCCGGCCGCTCGGTGGCGGTGCTCGACACCCCCACGGGTGTGACGCTGGCGAACGAAGAACCGTTCGTGTTCGCCGAGGCGAACTTGACGATGTTCAACACGCTGCGCACCGAGACCAGCACCGTGAATATGACCATCGACAACGGGCTGAAGGAGACGTACACCTACTCCAACCAGCACGGCCCTTCGTTCATCACCCCCTGCACCCTGACGGTGAACGGCACCATTGACTTGGTGTGGGACTCGCTGGATGACTCCACCTATGGTGACTTCAGTCGGATGGCGAACGGCACGCTCGGCGCGTTGCAGTTCTCCCTGATTCACCCCGCCAGTGCGGGGACGATCTCGTTCAACCTTCCGCAGATCGTGCTGTCGAAGTACGCGAACGATCTGAAGATGGAAGACGTGGTCATGTCGTCGCTGACGTATGAGGCTTCCCGTCCGCTGGCGGGCGCTGACCTCTACACGGTCGCGGCGCAGGTATCTAACAACTCGTACATCGCCTACTAAGGAATAAGCCATGAGCTTCCTGTCCGCCTACGAAGGAATCACCCGCGTGAAGGTCGGACCTTCCGGCCTCGACTACTACATCGATGTGCGCGAGCACATCTCCTACCAGGAACGGGAAGCAGCCGAGAAGGCGCTGTCCGACATGAAGATCGAAGGCAGCACCGTCACGCCCGCCCCTGACGTGATGAAGTACCGGCAGCTGCTGGTGCTCGCTCACGTCAAGGAGTGGAACATCGACGACGAGGACGGCTCGGTCTGGCCGATCGACGCCGCGCACATCGGCAAGCTTCCCGGCGAGGTGTTCGACGAGCTGTGGACGCTGATCGACGGTAAGAGCAAGTCTCGGGACAAGGCTGAGCAGCGCCGGTTTCCTGATGGAGTCGATGTCAGCGATCAGGTCCGGAAGCCCCGGACCCGAAAGCTTGCAGAAGTTCCGGCTTGAGCAGCAGCTCCATAGTCGCCTGGGAATCACCTTGGCTGACCTCCTGAGCCGCCCGGTTCAGGAGGTCATGGACTACCTGCTGTTCATTGAGTTGATCTGCCGCGAAGAGCATTACCAGAACTCTCAAGCCGGTAAGAAGGGTGGTCCACGCCATGGCGCTGCTCGGTGAGGCGTTCACCGTCCTGGCGATTGTCGAGGCGATCGACAAGGCGTCTGAGGTCTACGAGAGGATCGACGGCGCCCTAGGTAAGTTCGAGACCGCCATGAAGACTGCCGCTGACAGCGCGGATGTCAGCGGCAAGGCGATCGACGAGGGCCTGTTGCAGACCGCGTCGGGCGCTGATGCAGTTGAGCTGGCAGCGGCGAAGGTGGACGGCGCTTCGGCGACGTTGACCAAGGCGCTGGAGAACCAGGCGGCGGCAGAGAAGGCTCTGCTTGACGCGCAGGCGAAGGTGGCGGAGACCTCTCGTACTGACGCGGCGGCGATGGCTGATTTGACCGCAGCCACGGAGACGCTGAATAAGGCGACGAAAGACGCCGCGACCGCCCAGAAGCTCATGCGCGACGCGACAGCCTCTCAGGACGCGGTCTGGGCGGCTTCTGCGGCGGCTTCTGGCGGGGCGGCGCAGGACGCGGAGAAGGCTGGGAAGTCGGCTGAGGGAGCGGGCAGTAAGTGGGCTGGGTTCGCGTCGGCGGCGGGTAAGGTCTCGCTTGGTCTTGGGATCGTCGGCGGGCTCTCGGTGAAGTCCGCGATGGACTTCCAGAAGATGACTACGGTGCTGGAGACCTCTGGCGGTGAGACTGCCGCGCAGTTGAGCCTGGTGCGCCAGGGGATCTTGAACATCTCGACGGCGACCGCGACCGGCACCGAAGAGCTTACCAACGGCATGTACATGATCGGCTCGGCTGGCTATACCGGCCAGCAGGGCTTGAATGTGCTGAAGGTCGCTGCCGAAGGCGCGAAGGCTGAAGGCGCGGACCTCGCCACGGTGGGTAACGCGCTGACGACCGTGATGACGAACTATTACGGCACGCAGCTCAACGCCGCCCAGGCGACCGAGGACTCCACCAAGGCCATGAACGAGATGGTCGCGATCGTCTCCAACGGTAAGACGACCACGGAGGCGCTGGCGGCGTCGCTCTCGGCGGTGCTGCCGACCGCGAAGGCTGCGGGCTTGTCGTTTGACCAGGTCGGTGGCGCTATGGCGACGATGACCGGTGAGGGCGTGTCGGCGCAGCAGGCTGCTCAGGACCTGGCGTTCACGATCCGGTCGTTGCAGTCGCCGTCGCAGATTGCCGTGAAGGAGATGAACGCGCTCGGCTTGTCGTCGAACGATGTCTCCAAGAACCTCGGTACCCGGGGTCTGACTGGCACGATGGATCTGCTGACGCAGGCGATTGCGAAGAATACCAAGGGCGGCGACGTCCTGATTTCGACGATGGCGAACGCGAAGAACGCGACCGCTGACGCTCAGATCGAGATCAAGGCTATGCCTGCCAGCTTGCAGAAGATGGCGCAGGAGTTCTTGAACGGCTCGGTCACCTCGAAGCAGTGGACCTCTGACCTCAAGTCGCTTACGCCGCAGCAGGCGAACCTGATGAAGCAGTTCACTTCGACGGCGGAGAAGGCGAACAGCTTCAATGACCTGCTGAAGTCGGGTAGCCCTGCGGCACAGACCTACACCAAGACTCTGGATGAGCTCACCGGTGGCGCGACTGGTCTGACTACTGCGCTGGACCTGACGGGCACGCATGCGCTCAAGTTCAATCAGAACGTGTCGGCGGTGAAGAAAGCCGCTGACAGCGCGAAGGACGGGGTTTCGGGCTGGTCTGAGGTCACCTCCACCGCGTCGTTCAAGCTGAGTCAGGCGAAGCAGTCGGTCGAAGCGACGGGCATCGCCATCGGTACGGCTCTGCTTCCGGGTGTCACGAAGCTGATGAACGCGATCCTCGCGGTGGTCAAGCCGATCGCCGAGTGGATTCAGGGGCACCAGCAGCTGGCGGGCACTATCGCTGCTGTGCTGATCGGGGTCACCGGGTTCATCGGCATCCTCGGGGTGCTCGGGAAGACGATCGGCGCGGTCAAGGGCGCTTTCCAGACCCTCTCGACGGTGTGGAGTGGGATCTCGAAGGTCGCTGGCGGTATCGGTAAGGGCTTTAGCGTTGCGATGGACGGGGTTCAGGCGGTCGGCGGTGTCATGAAGACCGCCGCGTCGGCTGCCGCTGATCTCGCATCCTCGGCAGGTACGGCGGTGGCTCAGTTCGCTTCGAGCGCGTGGTCGACGGCGAGTGACGCGATCTCCAGTCTGGGTTCGACGATCGCTGAGGGCGCGACGGCGATGTGGGGGTGGGTGAGTTCGGCGACGGCGTCGGCGGTGGCTGGCGCTCGGGCGGCTGCGTCGTTCGTCGCGCAGAAGGTTGCCCTGGTGGCGAGCGCGGTGGCGGAGAAGGCGGCTGCGGCAGCGCAGTGGTTGTTGAACATTGCGATGGACGCGAACCCGATTATGTTGATCATTCTCGCGATTGTCGCTTTGGTTGCCGCGTTCGTTTACCTGTGGAATCACTCTGCTGCGTTCCGTGATTTCTGGATTGGTTTGTGGAACGACGTCGTCAAGATCGTCGTGGATATCTGGCACTTCATTTACAGTTTCTTCTCGACGATCATCGGCGATGTGATCGGCTTCATTGAAGGGCACTGGCGCCTGATCATTGCGATCATCGGCGGTCCCCTCGGTCTCGTGGTCGCGCTGGTAACTAAGTACTGGAAGGACATCAAAGGTTTCTTCCAGGACGGAGTGAAGACTGTCGAGTCTGTTCTGTCGTGGTTCGGGTCGCTGCCCGGTAAGTTCAAGGGATGGTTCGACGGTGCTATCACTTCCGTGAAGAACGGGATCAACACCGTGGTGACCTGGTTCAAGAACCTGCCGACCACGATCAAGAACCTGCTGGCGGATGCGGGTAACTGGCTGATCGATATCGGTAAGAACATCATCAGTGGTCTGATGTCTGGTATCACCGGAATGCTCGGCTCCTTGGAGAACAAGGTCAAGGGCATCGCCGGTGACGTGAAGAACTGGGCTCAGGATGCCCTGTCGATCTTCTCGCCGTCGCGGGTGATGGCGGACGAGGTCGGTAAGTACATCCCCCTGGGTATCGCCGTCGGTATCACCGCGAACGCCGGTGAGGTCGAGGCAGCTACCCGCAAGCTCGGTCCGCTGGCGCTCTCTGGCGCCAAGGCAGGGCTGAACCTGTCTGGGCTTACAGCGGCTCCGGCTGGCGCTGCCGTAGGCGGCGGGAACCACCAGTTGGTCATCGACCTGCGCGGCAGTCAGGTGATGTCGAACCAGGACATGGACATGCTGGTGAACAAGATCGGTCGGGCTATCGCGACGCGGGTGCTGCCCGCCGGAGGCGTAAGGATCAACCTGACGTGACCATTCCCAACTCCCCGAACATCACTATCACCATCACCCCGCCAGATGGTTCGCCGACCGATTACACGAACTATCTGGCGTGGGGTGAAGCCAATCAGCAGATGACCATCACGCAGAACTTCGGACGCCAGGGTGACACTGCGGTGCTCACCCTGGTGGAAGACTTTCAGGGATTGTCGACCCCGCAGGTTCATATCCCCGTGATGAGTCAGGTCTCTCTGTATGACCACGGCGCTGGCGTGAATCTCTTCGCCGGAGTCATCAACGACCCCATTCAAATGATTGACGGCCCCAACAGCAATGAATGGGACCTCAATTGCACTGACTACACCTTCTATGCCGACAACGCGATCGTGCATGGAGTGTTTTACGGGTTCACCGCCGACCAGATCGTCATCTCCCTGGTCAATCAGGCGAACTGCGGCATCACCGCCGTCTCCACCCGCCACGGCGGGTTCGTCGCCCCAGGACCGGTGATCTCGGCGTATGTCCTGAACTACAACCCGCTTTCGACCGCGTGGCGTCAGCTGGCGACCCTCGCCGGTTCCTCGACCCCGTACGGCTGGTATGTGGACGAGAACCTGGAGCTGCACTTCTTCGACGCCACCACCGCCCAGTCGTCCGGGGTGACGTTCACCATCGACCCGACCACCCCCAACCCGTCATACACAGAAGGTCACATCAAGCTCGACACCCAGTTCCAGTACGAGTGGGACGGCACCAGCGTCGAGAACAAGATCCTGGTGCAGGGCGCCAACCAGACGATCCAGGGAGGAGGTCCGTCGACCAAGCCGCCGACCGACACCTGGCAGGCGGACGGCTCGCAGTCGGCGTGGCCGTTGCGTTACACCGTCAGCTCGGTCGGGACGCTGGAGATCAACGGGGTGAAGACCACGGTGACTCAGGCGTCGGCAGGACAGTCGGCATTGGGCTCGTGGGTGGTGCAGCAGAACTCGATCGGGCAGTGGTTCTTGATCGCGGCGACTACGCCGAGCTCAGGGACCTCCATCAAGATCTGGTACACCTACCTGGTGCCGGTAGTGGCGCAGGCTCAGGACACCGCGTCGATCGCTGAGTACTCGGGGCCGAACCGGGGGATCTTCGGCCGGTACATCTCCGACTCGTCGCTCACCACGGTGCCGATGGCGCTGGCTCGGGCGATGCAGACCCGGACGGAGTACGCGTTCGCGGTGGAGCGGATGGTGTTCAACACCGGTGAGGACTTCCTCGGGTGGGTGCGCTCGGGGCAGACCTGCAAGATCATCAACGGTCTGGTGTATGACGTGCAGAACAATCGTTGGGGAATCAACGACACATTCATCCTGATCTCGAATACGGTGACATTCACCCTGGGCGGTTACCGGGTCATGAATCCGACTGCGGTGCGGATCTAAGGAGTAGGCAATGGCTTCAGGTGTGTTCCGCCCGTATTCGCTGGTGGACGTACTCGGCTCCATCAACAACCAGAACGCTTCGTCGCCGGATACCTCGACCTCGGGAATCGGGGCGCTGGCGGAGGCTGACGAGCAGACCACATGGGCTGACCTCGGCACGATCTACCTGCGTACCTCCGCGCCGTCGTGGGATCGGGAGGTGTGGGGTGCCATCGCGTGGAGCTGAAGCAGCCGAGTCGGTAGCCCTGCGGGGTCGCCTTCGAGCGACCGTGCTGCGAGGAGCGCCGCTGACGCGCGAGGAGCTTCGCGCCTACGCTGCCCTAGCGCCGAGCCTCGATAGCCCGTCAGAGCCCGCTCTGCGCGCCATCACGGGGCGGGAAGGGCTGGTCCGGGATGAGCGGATCGGCAACAACATCGTCACCACGAACGGCTATACCGACCTGGCTGCCGCGCTGGTGTGGTCCGGGGTGCAAGACATCGCCTCGCAACTGGGCTTGACCTCCTCAACCTACCTCACCCCCCTGTATGGCGCGGTCGGCAACGGGGCAGGCACTCCCGCGAAGTCTGACGTCCAGCTGTTCGCCGAGCTCGGCCGCGAGACGGTAGGCGCTGGCGCGTCCTCTCCGGCGACCTTGGCTATCGCGGCGACCGCCACCTGGCTGTTCTACTTCCCGGCGCCTCCCTTGACCTGGGTGGTCTCGGAGGCAGGGTTGTTCGCTGGCGCGTCAAGCGCGTTGAACTCTGGGACGATGCTCAACCATTGGGCGTTCAGCCCGACGGTCAGCGTGCCGACCACCGACACGTTGCTGTTGCAGATCAGCCTTCTCCTCGGCCCGTAAGGAGGCAGCGTGGCGGTACAGACATGGCTGGCTGCCTCGGCAGGCTCGCCAGCCCGTCCGGGGCAGATCAACCAGTTCCTCGGCTCGCACACCTCGTCGTGGGTCTACTCCGGCAATATCCTGCGTTCCTCGCAACAGACCGGTTCTTCGCTGTATCAGTCGAGCGACGGGCAGTACATGGCCCAGACGTTCACCACCTCATCGACACAGACCACGATCGGGCAGGTGCTGCTTCAGGTCTCCACGGTGGGCGGTTCGCCGGTCAGTGCGCTGATTCCAGCGCTGACGGTCTCGCTGTACGCGAACGCCTCAGGGGTGCCGACCGGCTCGCCGATCGCGTCCTCGTCGCTCTCCTCGCAGTACGTGTACACCTCGCCGTTCTGGGTGACGGTGCCGCTCGGCGCGTCCGGGCTTACCGCCTCGACCCCGTATCAGCTGGTGCTCTCCCCTGCGGGCGGCGCGAGCAACTACTATGCCTGGCAGCAGTCGAATCAGACTTCCGGCGCTTCCCTATCAAGCGACGGGGTGACCTGGAACGAGCAGGCGTACGGGTTCATGTATCAGGTGTACGACGCGTCAGGAACGAACTGGCCGCCGTCGTCGCTGATTGGCGACAGCGGGGCAAGGGTGACCACCTTCACCTATAACAGCTCCGTTCAGTTGATCGGCGTTGCCGAATCGGTGGTGTCTCAGGACGGTTCGGGTTTCAGTTCTTCCCGGACCATCACTTACAGCGGTCAGTTTCCGACGGGAGTTGTCTGATGCCTTACTTGGCTGGGTTCGTGACCCCGCAGGATTTCGGCGCCTTGGGTAATGGCACGAACGATGATTCGTCGGCGATCAATGCGGCGTTGGCCTTCCAGTGGAACACCAATGGCGGCGGGTATGTGCTACTGCCTCCGGGCAAGTATGCAGTTGCCAACCCGGTGATCATTCCGCCGTTCACGTTCTTGGTCGGGCAGACCGATATCACGCTTAACCTCGGTACGGTACCTTCGAACGTGGCTCGCATCACCGCGCTGTCATCGTGGGCTCCTTCGTCTTCGACGGGCATCGTGGAGATCCTGTCGAAGACGCCGGGCGGCTGGTCGGTGAACACGGCAGCATGCGGGTTGAAGAATATTTATATCGATGGGTCGGCAAATGCGTCTTCCAACCTTCAGGGCATCAACATGGTCGGCCCTGTCTATGATGTACATCTGGAAGACGTGTTCGTCTACGGCGCGCCACACAATGGGCTGACTGCATCAGGTCAGACTGAAAGCGGAATTACTCCGACGTTCCCATATCACCAGCGCTACACCAGACTGTCTATTGTCAGTTCAGTAAACACCGGTTTTAATCTCGCCAATATCACTGATGCTACGCTTAGTAATTGTCTGGGTTTCGGCAATGCGGGGAACAATTTCTCCCTTCAGAACAATAGCAATTCCGTTCTCATAGCATGCCGGGCAGAATGGTCCAGCGGCGGCCGTGGATTCGACATTACCGGCTCATCCGGTTCCATTGTCTTCAGCGGATGCACCACCGACCAGAACGCTTCCGAAGGTCTGCGCATCCACTCGGCTACCGGTCAGAGCACCCAAGGTGGCGGTATCGTCTGGACGGGCGGGAAGCTGCACGCGGATGGCAATGGTGGAACGAACAACAACGGCATCATCGTCACCAGCTCTACCGTCCCAGTTACCATCACCGGCGTAAACGTTGAGTCTGGGCAGAACCCGAACAGCTCGAACTACTATCCAGCGAACGCCATCACTTTGACCAGCTCCAGCAACGTCGTGGTCGCCGACAGTGTCCTCCAGGGCATTAGCTCGGCGTGGAACGATACTGGTGGCAACTCATTCCTGGTGCGTAAGGCTTGCCTGGGCATGACGGGCAACCCGAACACGCAGACGACTTCTTCGCTGATTGATCTGCCTTCCTCTAACGTTCCACTGCCGAGTGATCAGAACCTGATCGCCTGGACGTACGATCCGGCGCTCCAGACCGCGTCATCCACTCCCACCAGCGGGGTGCTGTACCTGTGTCGGATCAACATTCGTCAGACCACCACCATCACGAACCTGCTGCTGTGCGTCGCTGCTGCGCCCTCCGGATTGACGGCTAGCGAGAATTCCGCAGGGTTGTACAACTCTTCAGGCACGCTACTGTCGAATGTAGGCGATCAAACGACGAACTGGGGGACGACCGGCTTGAAGACTATGGGCCTGGGGGCAGCGCAGACTGTCGCGCCAGGAATCTACTACCTTGGGTTCTTGGCGAACGCTTCAACCACAACCCCTGGATTTGGCCGCTCGACGGTGCAGAGCGCAGGCACGGTGAACGCAGGCACGACTGCTTCGACGCCGCGCTGGTCGACCTTTGGTACAGGGCAGACGGTGCTGCCCTCGTCGGTGACGATTTCCTCTTCGACGGTGGCGAACACGGCGTATTGGGCGGCGTTTAGCTGATGGCGACTCCTTCGTGGCTCGGCGCGACCGCGACACAGCTGCCGCTGGCGAATCAGGTCAACCAGTTCCTCGGGTCTCACGCAACGACGTACGTGTATACCGGCACCACGGTGTCTCAGCAGACCACTGCGGGCACCGGTAGCACGACGTCGAATGGGTTGTATATCGCGCAGTCGTTTACCACGGGGTCGTTCACCACGGTCGGTCGGGTTGCGTTCAACATGACGACCACGGGCTCACCGGCACCGACGACGTTCTCGCTGCGGACGAACAGCTCTGGCGCTCCGTCAAGCACCGTGCTGGTTTCGACGACGATTCCACCGGGCTGGGCGAACTCGACGCCGTCGTATCAGTCGGTGCCGTTGCCGGTGACGGGGTTGTCTGCGTCAACGACGTACTGGTTGGTGGCGAGCGCTGCCGGTGATGCGTCGAATTACTATTCGTACTTCCGGTCGAATCAGACGTCTGGCGCGTCTACTTCTCCTGATGGGGTGACGTGGACGGCGCAGGCATATGGGTTCTTGTACGAGATTTTCGATCTGTCTGCTATTTACCCGCTGGTCCACACGTGGGATGACGGGAATGCCCGCATCACTAAAGTCGGCTTTAATGGTAACAACCAGCCGAGTTTCATTGAGGAATCCACTGTCGCGCAGGGCTCTAACCAATTCGTTTACTCATTCCGCAACATCAACTACAGCGGCACTAATCTCACCTCTGTGACGTGAAAGGCGGGTCATGGCTACTCCTGTATGGTCGGCAGGACAGGCGGGCCTACTGGGCAACGCAGGTGCTATCGCGCCCAGTGCTCAGATCAACCAGCTGCTCGGCGCCCACGCCAGCCAGTACCTCTACCAGGGCAACTCGATCCTGCTGCCGAACGGCACCGGAGGCGTCGCGTGGGGCAGTCAGCTGTCCACGCAGGACTTCGACCAGCCGTTCACGATGTCAGGCACGAACATCGGGCGGGTGGCGATCCCCGTGCTGGTGGTCGGCAACGGCGCTGACCTTCTGGTGAGCTTGTGCGCTGACGACGGCTCGGGGCACCCGGGCACGATGATCGTGCAGACTCGGGTGCCGGTGGGTTGGCTCCAGCAGTTCGCTGCCGTACAGGGCGTGTCGGTGCCTTCCACGCAGAGCCCTCCGATTGAGTACACCGGCAACCCGTTGGCGATCTCGCAGTTCAACCGGTTTCACATGGGCCCGTTTAGGACGCTGAACTGGCCTTACCCAACCTCTGGTGCGGGCGGCACTTCCACCGGACCGTGCTCGACCTGCTTCGATAACTTCTTTATCCAGATGGGCGGGTTGCAGGGCTCGACCTACTTCGACAACGTCTTTACCATCGAGTTCGACGAAGCCGGTCACCTCAACCAGGCGGTTCCTCAGCCGCCGTTGCCGATCCCGACGGACGGCTCTGCTACTGCGGTGGTAGCTACCGACCTCCAGGGCAACAACACGATCGTGTTCATGGGTGGCGCGACGACGGGCGCCACCATCACCTCGAACGTGTTCACCGCGTCGATCAACTCCTCTGGCACCGTCTCGGCGTGGACGACGCAGACGGCGCTGCCCGCGCCGAACCAGTTCTTCGGCGCCTGCGCTTACGGGCAGTACGTGTACATGATTGGCGGGTCGAACCCGGGCACGGCGAACGTCTACTACAACACCGTCTCGAATGGTCAGCTCGGCTCGTGGGTGCAGACGACCTCCCTGCCGGTCGCGCAGGGCTTCACGTACTGTGTTGCTGTCAATGGGTTCCTGTACGCGTTCGGCGGGTTCATCTCGGCAAGCCTGAACACCAGCTACTACGCGCAGATCTATCCGAATGGTTCTCTGGGCGAGTGGATTACCGGGCCTTCGAACATTCCAGCCGCCACGGCCTTGTTCAACGGTAACGCGGTGCCTTCACTGGGCAACTGGGGGGTGCTGGGCAACGGTGGCGGTTCGCTGCTGCTGCTCGCCGCCTCGCCATCGGGACCTGACAACCAGTGGTACGGTACGAACTTCGGTTCCGGAGGTCTGTACTACGCGGTGAATCAGATCTCGGACGGAGAGTGGATCTACTACGGGATCTACTACACCTCGTACACGTACATGAACATGTACCTGTCTCCCACGATCTCGGTGCCGCTGCCCGCGACCGGCCTGACCAATGGAAGCAAGTACCACATTCTGATGCAGCAGATCGGCGGCACCGCGTCGGACTATCTGCGGCTGAACAACGACCATTCGACCTTCCCCGGTAACCCGCTCGGCCTGGTCTCGCCGCGCAGCGCCTACACCTGGACCTCAACCGGAACGGCAGAGGTGCCGTTGCAGATCTTCGACCAGGCGATCACCGGCAGCATCTGGCACACCTGGGAAGACTCCGGTGCGCGCATCACAACCCTGGCGTACGCCACCACGCCCGACCAGCGGCTGATGGGCGTGGCTGAGGCGACGCGCACCCAGCTCCAGCGCAACCAGAACTCCGGGTTCGTCTTCGGGATCTCACCGTGGGTGGTGACCGGCGGCACGGCTGTGGTGTCGAACACGACGTACTTCATTGACGGTGCTTCCTGCCAGATCACCCCGGATGGGGTGACGGCGAACGTGCACCTCGAATCGGAGTTCATCTCCTGCTACCCGGGGCAGGCGATCACGGTGAACGGCTGGATGCGGTTCACCTCGGCAGTGACGTCGAACGCGTCGATGTCAATCAACTGGTATGACATCAACCAGTCGTACGTATCGACGTCCTCGAACGGCGTGTCGGTCTCGGCAAACGCGTGGACGAACTTGAAGAACACGTTCACGGTGCCAACAGGCTGCTACTTCTACACGATCGACCCGACGCTCAGCGGCACCCCTCCGGTGTCGAACGTGTTCTACGTCGACCAGGTGTATTCAACCGACAACATCACCCCGCAGGCGTCGTCCGTGGTTGAGATCACCTACCCGGGCACGTACCCGTCGGGCACCTTCCCACCCATCGGCGTCAACGAGCTGGCGTAGGAGACGGTCATGGCTTCCCCGTTTGAACTTCTGCTGATGGCGCAGACAGCGCAGCTGCTGCCGCCGGTCACCGCCACCCCGAATAGCACCACCTCCAATGGAACGCCCACCCCTTCGGGTGGCACTGAAACGTTTGATACGGTCCTTGGTTACTATCAGTGCACGCTGATTGCCGGTCGACGCTATCTCGCCGTATCGAACGGCAATCACGGCAACGGCACTGCCGGTGAGCTGTATTCAATGCAGATCCGTGACTCCGGGTCGAGCTCGAACCCAACAACGTCCTCAACGCTGATCGCCCAGTCGGAGTGGTACTGCCCGGCTGGCGGATCTGGCGGACGCGGCATTATCCCGCTGGCTGGGTCGTTCATCGCCTCTACCAGCGGAGTGCACACCTTCGGTGTGTCCTCGCTTCGCCTGGTTGGCAGCAACGTGTTCACCCCAGTGCCTGGTTCGCTCACGGGTGCGTCTCGCGAGTTGTATGTGATGTTCCTCGGAACCGTCTAAGGAGAGTCCATGAGCGACGAAGATAAGCAGGTGGCTGCCCATGAGCAGGCACACTCCAGCCACTATGAGGTGCACTTCCCTGCCCACGGCAGCCGGGAGGGCGATCCGCATTACAAGGACTTCCATCACTTCCACGAGGCGACCAAGCATGACCCGGAGATCTACCGGTGTGCGGTCGGTGTGCGGCGCGGCGACTTTTCGGACTGCACCCTTGACCGTCCGCTGGAGCTGCACCACACGCATATCGAGTGGGCTCTTCAGAACGAGGTCGATCTAGCACTGTTGGAGCATCAGTATCCGGGGATCAGTAACCCGGACGAGGTTGGCGCCTGGGTTGAGTCCGCCGCCAATCTTGAGTGGCTGTGTCAGTTTCACCATAGGGGGCATGGCGGCGCTCACGTCGCTTCTGCCAGTGACTTCGAGGGTCAGCATTTCGTGAAGCGGCTGATTACGTGAGTCTCTGGTCGTTCTACTTCGGCTGGTATCAAGGCGCGGTGTACTCGAACCTTCTGGCGTCGGGTATCTGCGCGGCCCTGGTGTGGTGGCGCGCCAGGGTTCACCTTCGCCGCGCGCGCGAGCAGCACGCGGACTCGCTGGCCGGGCACCACCAGAACGTCGTAGCGGAGGTGCGGCGCATGATAGACGAGCTGAGGGGTACTGCGGATGACCATCACGGTACTGCTGGGCACCTACGGGGGGCCGAGCCTCCTGGCTCTGACAGTGATCCTGATTCTTACGGGAAGGCTGGTGCCCCGGAAGGTCCTGAAGGATATGGAAAGGGATCGCGACCTGTGGCGTGAGGCTTACAACACTTCAGAGAAGACTCGTCGTCTCGAAGCCGAGCACACCGGGCAGCTGCTTGAGGCCGCCAGAGCCTCTGCCATGGTATTGCGAGCACTGCCTGCCGTCCCCCCTGGAGCAGGTGATAATGCGAATGTGGTGGCGCCGACGCAAGCACCCCTGCCCGGAAGCGCTCCGGGCCCTTGAGGAATCGAAGCAAGCACTGGAGGAGACTCGGGATCGTTCGGACGAGGCTGAAGCCCTCGGCTCCTGGCTACGCCGGGTGCGGGTGGCTAACCACATGTCTGAGCGCGTGGAGACGCTTTTGAAGACTGCATACGGAGAGGACGGTCGGGATGGCAGTGGTCCGATTCGATGAGTTCGCTCTATTGTTCTCGTTCTGGTCGGCGCTGGTGTTCATCGTCGGCTATACCGCGTTTTCGCCGTGGTGGCGTTACCGGGTGGGGCGAGCGCTAGTCGCGTTGGACGCTGCGCTGTTTGTGACGCTGCTGCCGTCCTCGCTGCATCTGATGTTCGGGTTTAGTCCGCGTGGGAATTTCTTCGGCTGGTATGACGGAGTCGCGTTCATCGCTGTCGGGCTGACGGCGCTGTGGCGGTTGTGGGTGGTGTGGCGGGTGCAGACAGAATCGACGCCACGTCATGGCTCTCGTGAGGCTGCCCCCCTACTCGATAAGGAAGTAAGCCAATGACCATAGCTGGGTGCGATTACGCCTGGGCGGTGCCTCCGATCAGCGCGATGCAGGCCGCTGGGATCAAGTTCGCGGTGCGGTATCTATCAACGGACGCGTCGAAGAACCTGTCTCTGTCGGAAGCAGCGATGCTGCACGGCGCGGGCATCTCGATCGTGTTGGTGTGGGAGACCACGGGCACGGACGCGCTGGCGGGTTACAACCAGGGCATGAGCGACGCGGCGGCGGCGCGGAAGGAGGCGGACGCGTTGGGGTTCCCGAAGGGCCTGCCGATCTACTATGCGGTTGACTTCAACGAGTCGGCGGCTCAGGCGGCATCGGTGCTCGACTACCTGCATGGGTGCGCTGACGCTGAGGGTTCGAAGAACCTGGTTGGGATCTATGGCGGGTATGAGGCGGTGCATACGGCGCTGAACGCCGGGTTCGTGTGGGGATGGCAGACCTACGCGTGGTCGAACGGCGAGTGGGACGAGCGGGCGGTGCTGCGTCAGACTCACAATGATCAGCAGATCGGCGGCACGAACGTCGATCTGGACGAGGCGCTGGCTGACAGCTATGGGCAGTGGGCCCCGGGCGATTCCCCCACCCCGCCGGGAAAGCCCGTTCCTGCCCCCTCTCCTGCCCGTCCTGCCCTATCGGAGGGCGCGACCGGGTCGTGGGTTCAGGTCCTTCAGCGGTCGCTGATGCTGGCAGGCGAGAACCCGCATGGCGTGGATGCCTCGTTCGGCGCTCACACGCTGGCGGCGGTGGAGGCGTTCCAGCGTGCTGAGCACCTGGCGGTTGATGGGCAGGTGGGTCCCGAGACGTGGGGTGCGCTGGAGGCGCGGACGAAGGCGGTACAGAACGCGTTGAACGCTGCTGGCGCCCACCTGGAGGTGGACGGGGTCGCGGGGATCTTGACGCGGACGGCGGTGACCGACTTCCAGACGAGGCATCATCTGCTGGTCGATGGGATCGTCGGTGCGCACACGTCGGCGGCGCTGCACCTCTAGAATGATCTGCGAGTAGGGGAGACCCCCGCTGCCCGAGAGGGCGGCGGGGGTCTTTTCGCGTTTCCCGGGGCGGAGAGGCGGTTTTCCCGGGCTCCCAGCCCTTCCCGCGCCCAAGGCCCCACCCGGGGGCTCTGGGGCGCTAGGAGCGCTTCCTCGCACGCTTCTTACGGGCGATGGAGGCGGTGATGAGCTGGCGGCGGTAGGACTTCGCGAAAGAGGTCCAGTCGCGCACCGAGTCGGGGTGCTCGCCGGTGGCTTCGGCCAGCTCGGCGATCGAGATCCCTTCCTCGTGGTGCAGCTTCTGGCAGAGCTGGTCGCGCAGCGTCATGACGCGGCGGGCCTGCGGGGTGGCGTTGCGCTGTACGCTACGGGACCGGTCGATCAGGTACTTCAGTCGCGTGATCTCCTTGCCGGTCAGATGTCTGGCCGGGTCGGGCTGCCGGATCGAGGAGGCCGGGACCTCGATCTCCTGCTGCTGGGGGCGGGAGGCGACCGGGATCGGCTCGGTGATGGTGCGGCGGGTCTTGACGTTCAACCGCCGGTAGACCTCGTCCTGGTCGGGCATCGAGTAGGTCAGCTGCCGTACCCTTTCACGGCCCATGCCCGTCAGGTCGGCGACGTCCTGGAGCGACGCGGCGCCGCACTCGATCGCTTCCCTGATCTCTGCGTGGCGGGCGAGGGTTGCCTTGGTGTAGTACCCGCCCTGGGCTGCCCAGCCTTGAACGATGTAGAACGGGCGCCCAACCAGCTCGGCGATACGGGCGAGCGCAACACCCATGTAGAGCAGGCGCGCGGTGGTGATCGCCAGCTCCTTGGGTGCGGGGTATTCGTCGTAGTGGGGGGAGAGGTCACGCAGGATCTGCACGGCCTCAGGGGGCATCTCGACCTCAGGCCCGCCAGCAGGGAAGGCGCTGGCGGGCTGGCGGTTGTCGCGGTTGTCGGTCATGCGCTTTCGCTGCTCCTCACCATCGGGCATGCGCCGTAGCGCTGCGCTGATCGTTCCAGGTACGACGTCGAGCAGCTGCCCGACTTCTCGGGTGCTCGCTGCGCCGCCTGCAATAGCTGTTCGGATCTTGTGCCACTCGGGCATCGATACGCTTCCTCCTGGCGCGTAGGGCGTAGGCGTTGCTGATCCGCCGCAGGGCGGCGTGAGCGGCGACGCGGACGCTGATGTAGGTGAGGGCGAGGCTCGCCCCCACCGTCGCGGCGACGGGCGCTGTGAGCTGCTGGCTGAACTGAACGGTGATCATGGTCTTCTCCTTTCTTGCGCCCGCGCGGTGCGGGGTCGTGAGCCGCCAGGGTTCGAACCTGGCTGCCCCCCTTGCGGGGGGCCACCATGAGCTCCGTCTTACAGCGCCTTGATTGCCGCGATGGCGGCGCGCGAAGCGCGGGTGCGCAGCGGGGCGAGGATCGCGCGGGCCTCGTCGTACTGACCAGCGGCGACCTTGCCAGCGGCTTCGGTCAGCGTGTCCTGCGCGGTCTCGGTGCGGGCGGTGGTCGCGGCCTTCGCCAGCGCGGCGACGATCTCGGCAGCAGCGGGGGCCGCCTCGACCTCATGGCCGTTGTCGATGATCTCGACGACCTGCTCGGCGGTGATCAGCGTGGTGTCCTTGTCGGTGCTGTAGGTCTGGGGCACGATCGCGTTGCGGGCGCTCGCGCAGCCGGACAGGCCAGTGCCGGAGCCGATCATCACGACCTTCGCGGCGGTGGTGACGTACCCGACGTAGAAGCCCTTGGCGGCATTGTTCTTGCGCTCGGTCTCCTCGCTCCTGGCCTGGGAGGGCTTGACGAACCGGGACCAGCCGCGCTCCTCGTTGTCGAGGACCGCGAAGTACTCGCCGTACTGGCCCCAGCCGTGCACGCTCGGGATCAGGTTGCCGTCGAGGTCGAACAGGGCGCGGGCGCGGGTGGTGCCGCCGGTCTCGGCGAGCTGGGCGCGCATCCGATAGCCCTCGGCGCTGGAGTCGAGCGCCCACTGGCTGAGGAATCCGTCGGTGTCGCAGCGCTCGAAGGACTCGAAGGAGCGGCGGGCGGAGTCGGCGGCCATTTCGCGCCACTCGGCGGCGGTGCGGCCTTCGAAGGTTCCGGTCTCGGTGATCGTCGCGGTGCTCATGGTCTTGGGCCTCCTGTCCGTGTGCCCCCCTGTGGGGCTACATGAGTAGCGTAGCATGGAGGCCCGGGGGGAAGCACCCCCCGGGCCCTACCGAGCTCAGCGGCTCGGGTTGCTCCAGCGGGCCGGGACGTCCTCGACGATCTTCCCGGTCTCCTTGTCGAAGTGCGCCCGCCCCGAGCAGTACACCGACCCGCAGCCGATGCACATCACCGCGCCGACCGTGGGCCGGTACCAGGCGCTCAGCTCGCCGCAGTGCCCGCACTTCTGCGCCTCGTCCGGGTACCCGCTGCTCAGGAACTCCCGGATCACCATCGCCGTGGCCTGGCGGCGGCTGAGCGTCGAGTCGCCCCCGACGCTGTAGACCAGCTCAGCGTCCAGGTGGGCCTGGAAGAACGGGTTGTTCGGGTAGACCAGCTTGGGCTGAGCCTTGCGGGTCGGGCGGGCGCCCCGGGCGGGGGTGGTGCTGGGGCGCTCGGTCTTGCGGGTGGAGCAGGCGCGCACCTCGGCGACGCTGGCGTGGGTGTTGTGGCAGTGGCCGCAGTTGATGTTCGCCATGATCCGTGAGCCTCCTGTTCGGTGAGCGTCCTTCGCTCTGGGAGTAACGTAGCATGGCGCGCCGAGGAACCGCACGTCCCCCAACTAAAGCGCCCCCCGACCAGCGCAGATGCTGATCGGGGGGCGGCCCCTCCGTGCCGTGAGGGGGGCCTAGCTCAGCGCCTGCGCGCCACCGATCGGCGTGAAGGTCACCGAGACGTCCTCCAGGTTGTACGCGCCAGCGCTCGTGTCGCTGTCGTACCCGAAGGCGTAGAGGTACATCGTGGTGGTGTCCGTCAGCGTCAAGGTCGCGGTGCCGGTCCAGTAGCTGTCCGCCGTGTGGTTGCCCAGCGGCAGCGCGCCGTTCCCGATGTTCAGCACGTCACCGGCGAACGAGGGGTTCTTGCCCGTGTTGTACAAGAACACGTTCGGCTCGACGCCCACGGTCGGGTGCGCGGCGCTGAAGGTCGGGTCACCGGCCGCCTTGAACGAGAGCGAGACCAGGTAGGTGCCCGCCGGAACGTCCACCGTGCCGACCGAGGTGGCGTTGCTGTTGAACGGACCGCCGGTTGCGACCGAGCCGACCGCGCCGAAGTCCTTCGTCAGCGTGGCGGGCGGGGTGTAGGCCGCCGTGGGCGCGTAGTAGCCGAGGATGTCGACGATCAGCCGGACCGACCCGGCGCCGCCCGCGTGGTTGTAGACGCGGAAGGTGCCGTCCGGGGCGAGCTCGGCGGCGGTGGAGCTGGTGACCGCGACACCCTTGACGTAGTTCAGGTTCGAGGTCGAACCGGGGGTGAACTTCGCGGTCGGGTGGACGTCGAGGTCGCCGTTCACGCTGGTCTCGGACGCAGCGGTGATCTGGATCTCGACCGCCGTGGCTCCGGCGGGCACGAGGGTCTTGGACGCGTTCGGGTTGATGACCTGGTCTGCGCCGGAGGGGAGCAGTGCGTCACCGGCGATGCGGCCGGAGTCGAACACGCGGGTCTGCTGGACCTGGGTGAAGCCGTTGGTGCCCGTGGCGGCGCTGGTGGCGCTGGCGGCCGACGCGCCGAGCGCTGCCACCAGAGCGCCCGCCGTGAGCGCGCCGAGGGCGCGCTTGGTCAGCTTGTTGAGACGCATGGGTGATCCTTTCCGAATGATCGGGTGGGTTTGCTTACGGTGAGTAATGTAGCAGAGCGCTAGGGTTGTTCACACCTGACCGCCCAGGTCACCAGGGGTGGCCAGCAGGTACTGCCCCTTGACCTCGACCAGCCAGCCCGCCTGCTCCAGATGTCGCGCATAGACCTCAAGCCCGCGACGAACCTGCGCGCCGGTCTTACGCCCACCCAGCGCGACCCGATCCCGAGAGACGTAGAGAACTCCCGGCTCGGTTGTGGCTTCGATCACAAACCCCGGATTCGTCACCAAGCCGTTGACGTCATACTCCGCCGCAGCGAACCCGGCGGCAGCCAGCGTGTCCGCGACCGCCGCCAGCTCCTCGGTCAAACTCACGGC